TTGTGCCTCAAGGCCAAGCCCGGATTGTCCCTGGGCTTTTGTCGAGACACGTAAATACATGACAAACTTGCCGCTATGCGGTGTCATAACTATGCCCCAATCCTTTGACCGATAGCGGGTCGGTTAGTGGATAAGTAAATCACATATTTGCCAGGGTCTAATTTGCGTAACTTCCGCATCTCCCTGGCAGAGCCCTCGCTCTCAACAACGTGAGTTTGTCGATTTACTAACTTATAGCTCATGCTTTTCATCGCTTCTCCCCTTCTACTTCTGCGAAGGCCTGTTTTACTTTGACCCTCTCCTCATGTGGGAGCCCATCAAACAGCTTGATAAGCTCGTCTAGCTTGGCTGTAGGATACTTAACCATGTAAGCTAGAAATAAGATTGCTGTTTTCATACACTCTCCTTTCATCTTATATATATGCTTTTTTCATGTGATATACAATAGTCAAACGGGGTTGCGTTATATCAACCCGTTTTTGGTCATGCAGTTAGTAGCCAGGGCATTAGCATAGCCAGCAAGCTTCCTGCTGATTTGGTCCTGCTCTTTATCCTTGGCAGCCCTCTCCTCTGGGGTGCCGGTAGCTGGCCTGATCTCCCAGGTCACATTATCCATGACCTCAGCCCAGGCATTGAGCTGACAGATTTGTTTTTTCTGCTCATTGGTCAATTTCTCGAAATCAATCGTCTCGAGTACATCGGCTATCTTGTCCTGGGTAGCACTGTATTTGCCAAGCCCTACATATGTAACCTTGCCCTCATCAGTGATTGCTAGAACTGCGACACACTCATAGGTGCTTTTCTTAGGCTTACACCACTTACCATTCTTAGGATTGAGCGTTTGTTTGCAAAGCCTGTCCCCGTTTTTGGTAGTCTCAATCCAGAACCTGGCCTCGGTCTTAAGGGTGTAACCCCAGGGCCAATCTTCTACCACGTAGGCAGTATCAAAACATTTTGCATTATATAGTAATTCCATTATGCAGTCTCCACTGGGTTAGCGATTAGAGCCTCTCGTTCCTTTACGATGGCATCCAATGTCTCATTAACTTTGTAACAAGCTAAGTTTACCTTGAACCGATTTTCTAAAATCGCATCGCTGATTTTTCCTACATCGAATGGACCATCGTCAGGCATCCTTTTCATCTCGTCTGTCATGAACTTAAGCGTGTCTTCAATCGCACATAGTTTCTGCAATTGCTTGTCATACTCCAGCAACACATTACTGAGATATACTCTGAACTCTGCGCTATTCTGTGTCTTTGGTTTGTGTACGTAATTCTTACTCATCATGCAGTCTCCTTTTCTAACTCAGCCAATCTCTCTTTGATCTTCATTTTTGCAAACCCGTTACCAGGGCTGGCTGGTTTGCGATTGCACTCTCTTAGCAACATTTTGAGGTACGCAATTTCGCGGGGTGGCTTGCAGTGCTTAATTTGGTTAGGCATTATATTGTTTTCTCTCCTTGTTTATGTGTTGTTCATTTCTCTTACACCTTGAATATAGTACCATTGCAATTGTATTACAATAGCCAAGGGGTACTTTTTTATATTTTTTTTTAAAAAGGATAAATTATGGATGTCGAACAGCAGCAGCTATATCTCTCTAAGTCTTTGAGAGAATGGCTAAAAACAGCGGCTAAAGAAGAAAGACGCAGTGTCTCGAGCTTAGCAGAAAATTTATTGAGAGAGGGTCTTGAGCGGCATTACAATAGCCAAAAGTCCCAAATCAATAAGCTAACTGAGCTTGCTAGAAGATGACAGCCAGAAATAAAAGGCGTGGCTATGAGCTCGAAAAAGAGGTCCAGGACTATTGGACCGGCCTCGGAGTTGATTGCAAGCGTATCCTGGGCAGTGGTGCCTATAAGAATTACTCCTCTGACTTAGCCGGAGACTTGAGACTAAACGGGCTCCTGGTCGAGTGCAAAAGAAGAAAAGGTGGTAGCGGCTTTAAGAGCCTCTATGACTGGTTTGAGCAAGACGAGGCCGACTTATTGGTTGTAAGAGCCGACAGGAAGCCCCGTCTTTATATAATCCCAGAACCATTAATGGGCAGATTTGCTGCCGAAATGGGCTGGACAAAAGAGCAAGGAGAAATAGAAAATGCTTGATTTAGATAATGGTGATGGCGGTGAATACATCCGTTTTAAGCCTTCGGTAAATGCCTGGTATGTAGATGGTGAGGAGTTTGACCTCAAAGGACTGGCTATCGACCCGGCAAGCCTTAATACGGGCTGGGGCAAGATACAAGAAGGTGAGGCCCCTGTCTGGGCCTGGGATGATACGGTAGGCGTTAGAAGCCCCAGGCCAGAGGGTGATTATAAAAGAGGCTTCAGCGTTAAGATATGGCTTAAAGATAAGGGCTGGCGCGAATGGTCCTCAAACGGAGCCGGGGTCAATAAAGGCCTCAGCAATATCTGGAAATCAATACATGACGGGATAGCTGCCAACCAGGGCAAGCTGGCCGGTCTAAAATATACTGGCTCGACTGCCGACACCAGCGGCAAGGGTGCAACTCGAATTCCTAATTTCGAGTTAATCCAGTGGATTGATAATCCGGGGGTAGCAAGTTCCCCTGCCCCGGTGCCTCCTCCCGCACAAAAGGATGACGATCCCTTATTCTAGCCAGTAGGGGGCAGGGTCTAGGCATCAACTAACCCTGCCCTTTAGGATTTTTAATGACCGAAATTAGCCAACACATAAAGATAGTTGCACAGGCACTTCTTGGTGAGCCTAACAAAAGACTATCAAGCAGCTCCGAGCTTAGGTGGGGCAATCATGGCTCTTTATCTGTGGACCTGGCTAAAGGCACATGGTTTGACCATGAGGCTGATGAAGGCGGGGGCGTTATTGACTTAATCAAAAGAGATAATCCGCTAGTCAATATAAATGAGTTTCTCGAAAGCCTGGGGATTGGTGAACAGCCCAAAACTAACGGACATGACACTATCAAGGCTTCTCATGTTGCCACATATCAATATGCTAATGAGTTTGGAGAGGTAACGTATGAAGTGTTACGCTTCCATCCTAAAACATTTAGGCAGCGCAGAGTCGTTGAGGGCCGGACCGTGTGGGGCCTGGGTGATACTGAGCCCCTGCCCTATCATCTACCGGACATTATCAATAACCAGGACAGCCCTATCTTTATAACTGAGGGTGAAAAGGACGCAGATAATTTATCTGCCCTGGGGTTTGTGGCTACGTGTAATAGTGGCGGTGCTGGTAAGTGGGCTATTAGCCTTAATAAATGGTTTGAGGGCCGGGATATAATCCTGGTGCCTGATAATGATGCTGCCGGTGAGGCTCATGTTAAAACGGTCCTAGGGCATCTACAAGGCAAGGCTCGAAGGATTAAGGTTGTTCGGCTGCCGGTTAAAGATAAGGGCGATGTATCAGACTGGCTGCAATCCGGGGGCAATGCCCAGGGGCTCAAAGAGCTGATAAAAGCTGCCGAGGAAATCACCGATAAAGTCACGCCCCTTCCTATCTTAACGCTAGCAGATATTGCCAAGCTGCCACCAGTGACCTGGCTTGTAGACGGGCTTATCCCTAAGGGCTCACTTGCTATGATGTATGGTGAGCCAGGCTGCGGTAAAACATTCATAGCCCTGGATATGGCCCTTAGTATTGCACATGAGTCTGACTGGCAGGGTCAAGGGGTGCAAGGCGGTAGTGTGATTTATATCGCAGGAGAAGGCGTAGGCGGCCTTAAAAAGAGGGTTTTAGCCTGGCATCAAAGACATGGGAAACAAAGACACGCTCCTTTCCTGGTGATACCAGCGGCTGTTGACCTCATGGAAGATACCCAGGACCTACATAATACAATAAAGGCTGTAACTGATGGACCGGTGGGCCTGGTGATATTTGACACGCTGGCACGGTCTATGACCGGGGATGAAAACAGCTCCCAGGATATAGGCCAGGCTATCAAAGCTATGGACGCAGTAAGAGAGGCTTTTAACTGTTGTGTCCTGGCCATTCATCACAGTGGCAAGGATGGTAGTAGAGGAGCTCGAGGGTCATCTGCTATTCTCGGAGCCGTTGATACATCGATGAGGATAGATAGGGTTGGTCAGACGGTCAGTCTTACAGTTGAAAAGCAAAAAGACGCAGAAATGATTGACCCCATTTATATGAATACAATCTCGATTGAAATCGAGGATGATATGCTCGGCCTTGATACAGACACAAGCCTGATATTGGAGAGAACAACAACCGGGCCAGCTCCTATAAAGGGGCTAAGGCCAGCTCAAAAGGTAGTGCTCGATGCACTCACAGAGGCTCTAATTGTGCATGGCCAGCCGTCCCCTGGCGGTAAGAATTACCCATCAAATATATCTGTAGTCCAGGAGAGTGAGTGGCGAGCTGTAGCCATGGCAAAGAGTATCTCAACAGGCTCTCCAGATGCTGAGAGGAAGGCTTTTAGCCGCGCAGCAGAGGTTTTAATCCATAAAAAACTGGTGTGTAAATGGTCTAATTTAGTGTGGAAGGTAAGTGAATGAACGGTGAAAAAATGGGACAAAAAGCTGGGACAAACGGAAAATTAGAAAATGTCCCAACCGGACAAAGCCCGGACAAAATGTCCACAATGAAAACAACAACTTACGGCTCGTTGGACAAGAGTGGGACAGCGTTTGTCCAGACCGGACGGACAGGACACTCTCTAGAGTCCTGTCCAACTGTCCCATGTGTCCAGGATAGGGTTGCGAGAAGCATGGAGCTAAAGTGGGGAATTGGAAGGCTCGAGACTTTGGTTAGTGAGGAGCTGGCTGAGAAGTTTAAACGGCAGCAAGAGTTACTTAATGAGGCTATTGAAAAGCTAGGAGTACATGACCGGGCAATGTGCCGGGCTTATCAGCTTCTAGATGCTGAGGCTACCAGGCTAAAAGCTAAGCCCGATGAAACAGGAGAGTTTATAGATGACGAAATCCCATTCTGATAAACCGGAGATTAGAAAGTACAGTGTCCTGCCAGCTCGATCTATCCAGGATGATAATCTGCATTGGACAACGCTCCGGGTGCTAGGTGCTATCTGTCTTTATACTAATGCATACGGTGTTGCCTGGCCGTCAAGAGAGACAATCGGCAGACATATCAGCCGGAGCACAAAGACAGTATCTATTCATGTGGCTCGATTAATGAAGGCCGGATATGTGCGTAAGCTTCAGCCAAGAGACTATCCTGGCGTTAAGAGAAAGAGTGCCTGGCGTACGAATAGGTATCAGGTGATGTTTGACGGCCCTCAGACGGAGTTGCCGAGCCGGGAGCAGTTCTGGGCTCCGAGGCCTAAAGTGGCCGCTGACGGGCTTGAGAATGATGCACAACCGGTAATGCAGAATAGAAGGGAGTCCGAGGGTGCTAATCCTGATTTTAGGATATTGGCACAAGCGTTCTGTCAAGGCGTGGAAATGGCCAGTGGTCAGTCCAGATTGCCAGCAGCCAACCTCGAATATGCCAGGAGTCTATCTGATAGAGGTATCAAGCCTGAGGCTGTAAAGACTGCAACCGTTGATATGACTAGGGCTAACCTTAAGATAGGCAGGACACCACCACTTACAATTGAACAGGTAGCAAAATGGGCAGCCTTATGATAGCCTATAATTACAATAGCCAACCGTTGGTATTGCAATTGCAAGAGGGTACCATGTTTTCTGCTAAGTCATTGTTTTTACACGATTGCCACCCTTGCCCCCCCGGGGTCGCTGTGTACATACGGGGGGTTCACCCAAAATTTTGGAGATTTACTCATGGACGTTGACCGATACTCTGAGGCTATCGAGAGTGTAGCCGCTATCCTCAAGGAGAGGAACTTACACTATGGGGCTCCGTATTCTAATCATGTCGCGATAGCGCAGCTTTGGTCGGTGCTATTGCAAGAGGACATAAGCCCTAACCAGGTAATCATGTGCATGGTTGCTGTTAAGTTATCGCGGCTTATGCATGAGGATACGCACGATGATAGCTGGGCTGACATTATTGGCTATGGCGGTTTAGGCCGTGGTATTTCGGATATTGAGAAGGAGGTTGAGAATGTCGTTAGACTCCGCGACAGGGATGACGATTGAGGAGCTTAGAGAGGAGCTAAGGGTATTGTCAGACAAGGTTATATATTTCAAGCCTACCCAGAAAGATGGACCCAGGCCGTATTTGCAAAGGCGCATGACACCTGGCGAGGCTAGAGGCAGGAGCGGTTGGCGCAGGGGATTAAGCCTTGACTAAGCTTACAACCCGCCAGGCTCGCAAGGCTTTGGTGTTTGGCACTGATGATGAGAAGGAAGCTGTAAAGCAGGAGTTAGCCACACTTGCGTCATCTGATATTACCGAGGTTATGAGCTGGGATGAGCAAGGCCGGGTGACGTTAAAGGATGCGAAGGATGTGCCTTTGCATACCCGGAAGGCGATTAAGAAAGTGAAGGTTACGCCTACCAGGATGGGCAATGCGATTGAGATTGAGATGCATGATAAAGTATCTGCGTTGCGTATGCTGAGTCAGCATCATGGATTATTAACACCGGGGCTTGAGCAGAGTAGCCGGCCGTCTGTGCTGGGTATTAATCTGCATGGACCTAACGTGACGGAATATGAGGAGAGTGATGGCAAGGACGAGTAAAGCAAGGGATAGGTCAGCCAGGCGTAAGGAAGATACATCCGGGGTGTTTGGCGGGTTAGATTTGGATTTTAGCACTAGTCCTACGGTGTGGAATTTTCTAGGTGATGATAGTTTTTTCCGGGGATTGATGGGGCCTGTTGGCAGCGGCAAGAGTTATGCCTGTGCGGCTGAGATAATGTTGAGGGCTGTAAAGCAGCCGGTATCTCCTAAGGATGGGATACGTTATACAAGGGCTGTGGTAGTAAGGAATAGTTATCCCGAGTTAAGGACAACGACACTTAAGACATGGCATGAGCTTTTCCCCGAACACGTATTCGGGCCTATGAGATGGAGCCCGCCCTTAACGCATCACATTAAGTTGCCGGCCCGTGGTGATGCAGCAGGGATTGATTGCGAGGTGATATTCCTGGCATTAGACCAGCCCAAGGATGTAAGAAAGCTGCTTAGTCTTGAATTATCTTTTGCCTGGGTCAATGAGGCTAGGGAGTTACCGCTCAGCATTGTCCAGGGTTTGACTCATCGTGTCGGGCGTTATCCATCTAAGGGGAATGGCGGTTGTCCCTGGCGAGGGATATGGGCTGATACTAATCCCATGGCAGATGATCATTGGTGGTATCGCTTATCTGAAAAGGAGAAGGTCCGGGGAAAGTATCGTTGGAATTTTTATAAGCAGCCCCCGGGGATGATTGAGACGAATAGTTCGATGGATGATGCTGTTTTAGGCGGTGGTAAGTATTGGCGTAATTCAACTAGGGCTGAGAATATAAAAAATCTGCCGCAAGGATATTATGAGCAGCAGTTGGGCGATAAGGAGCTTGATTGGATTGAGTGTTATGTTGGCGGTAAATATGTGTATGTTAAGGAAGGCAAGCCTGTCTGGCATGAGTTTGATGATACGATTATGGTGGATAAGGAGCTGGCAGTTGATAACGCCCTGCCCCTTCATGTGGGCCTGGACTTTGGTTTGACCCCTGCGGCTGTGATTGGCCAGCGATATCCATCTGGCAAATGGCACGTACTTGATGAGATTGTTACTGAGGATATGGGTCTGGAGCGATTTGGCCAGATGTTGCTCTATGAGTTAAATATGAAATATCCAAAGCTCGAGGTAAAGGTTTGGGGTGATCCTGCGGGTATGAAGCGCGATGAGATATTTGAGGTGACGGCCTTTGACCATTTACGCACCATTGGGCTGACAGCTCAGCCAACTGCTAGTAATGATTTCCAAGTAAGGCGTGAGGCAGGAGCTGCACCTATGCTGCGGCTAGTAGATGGTAAGCCAGGGCTTAGGGTTAATGCCAGGTGTACTAAGCTGCGTAAGGCTCTTGCTGGCGGGTATCATTTTAAGAGGGTTGGTATTTCTGGCGGGACAGATAGGTTTCGAGATGCGCCAAATAAAAATGATTCGAGCCATGTTGGTGATGCGTATGGGTATTTATTATTAGGAGCTGGTGAGCATAGGCGTATGACCAGGGGCGTATCCCGGCATCGATTTGAAGGTGCAGTTGCCAATACCAGTTTTAACATATGGTAACAGCAGATGATATACAGCGATGGTGCGGCTATCGTACCCTTGATTTTCATTATGGGCATATTGCGCTAATGGATTTAAAAGAAGAGGCCCAGCAGCTCGGGGCCTCAGTGCCTAACTATCTGGAGTATATGCAGCGTCATACCGAAGGCACCCCGGCATTTACGATATTAGATAGGGGTCATGTTGTATTGAGCTTTGGCATTTATCCTATCTGGCCAGGCCTTGCAGAGGGCTGGATGGTTCCAAGCAATCACATTAATGGTAGAGCAGTTGCGCTATGCAGGGGTGGTAGGGAGATATTCTTGCGTATTGGGAGTGCTATGCAATTGCGTAGATTGCAGTTCATGGTTCGTTCATCTCACTTACAGGCTGTCAGATTTGCAGAGGCTTTGTACTTTAAAGAAGAAGCTACCCTCTCCCGGTATGGGCCTGAGGGAGATGATTATAAAGTTTATGCGAGGTTTTACTAATGGGCGGTATGTTCTCAACACCCCGGGCTCCAACAAATCAGTTTGCAGCTCAGCAAAAAGCAATGGATAGACAAGCTGAGATTTTGGCAAAGCAGGAAGCAAGGCTTGAGTCTGAAGAGATGTCAGCTCGAGGTAGAGCTGCTAGTTCAGCAAGGTCAAGGCGTAGAGGTGGTTATAGATTGCTGCTATCTCCGTCTAGAACAAATGCACAGGTTGGTATTAAAGGAAGTGGAGATACTCTTGGCACCTAAAAAAGTATGGGATAAGCCTCGTCCAAAAGGTTTGGGTAAACCAACAACATTAAG